CCAGGTGCGACATAACAGACGGCGGAGTAGGTCCAACCTGCTTCGACCGGGTGGCGCAAGCCACCGTCTGTCCAACGTGAGAACGTTGGACGGTCTATTGGGTGTATTACTCTCACGGTTTTATGAACTGGCGAAGACTGCAACGCTTCAAACAATAATTATAATTATATGTCTAAAGTTATGCTTAATCGTCTTATCCCGCTTTGGGATAGCCTTGCCGGAGATGCCCAGGGAGCTGAGTGCGCCACCGCCGAAGATCGAGAGATCTTCAAGCGCCGCGCCTGTTCCGAAGGCCTACCCTTCCTCACCAACAGTCTTGCCGGACTTGGAAAAGTCTTTCTGAAAGGGCTCCGTAATGGATGCCTGACTAAAGAAGACTTTGCCGAAGTTCCGTTTGAGGCTAAGGAGGGAAGTATCTTACCGGTGTTCTTATACAGTGCTTGGTCCAAAGTCTTTCGAGACTCTGGGTCAGGTATTGGCGTCATGGTCGATCTATCTGTTGCGAAACAGATGTTTGCGGACCGTGATGCGTCGGTTCCCAGCGACCCTAACGGGTTTGGCTGGGAGCCGTCTATAACAGCATTGGTAGCTGTTCGTTGGCTGCGACAATTAACTGTTGTTTTCAGCAAATTGCAATTACCGCACGAACCGGCACAAGCCAAGGAAGTCTTTGATCGCTTTGTTGCGAATGAGACTTACCTAGCGAGTGTTAAAGGGGACTTATATATGTCCCAATATGCAAACCAAACGCACTTCCCCTACCAAGGAGAAGGACGCCAGCGGTTAACTGACATCTTGCTTCGTGCAAGGCGTTTAGTGCATAAGGTATTGTGCAACGTGGATCCACGAGACATTACGCCTCGCCACGGGTCGGGCGCGTCTGCTTGCAGTACGCGTCCGTGGGAACGTTACGACCGAATACTATTCGATCCGTCGATTAACGAATTATGGCCTTGGTTAGAATTCTCAGCCGCAGGGCGTGATCATTGCGATCAGCTGCTCTCGACCGAATTCATCACCGATGGCTATCCCAAATGTGCAAGGGGTGTGTTTGTACCAAAGGATTATCGCGGGCCACGATTAATTTCGTGTGAACCCGCAACCTCCATGTACTACCAGCAGGGCTTGATGGCCAAGTTGGTAACGCACCTTGAAACGTCGTCCATCACTCGTGGGTTTGTAAACTTTACAAACCAACGCATAAACCAGGAGCTAGCCCAAAAGGCTAGCAGCAAGCGCAAGCTTGCTACCCTGGATCTTAAAGATGCCTCCGATTTGCTCAGCTGGGACCTTGTGTCCTTACTGTGGCCAACCGATTGGTTTCATGCGTTACGTGCAGTTCGAAGTAAGGTTACCGAAATTGATATCCCGTTACAGGGATCAGTCAAGGTACCGCTTCGAAAGCACGCGCCGATGGGGTCAGCTGTATGCTTCCCCGTTATGGCGCTCACGATATGGGCG